CAAGAGAGCCTTTGCTCGTTTGCAGTAAGGGCAGTTATCCTTACTATAAACTATAATATTCATTCATCACCTCTATTCTTAAAAATGCTATACTTTGCATAACGAGGGTCACCATAAACATCATTTGCACGAACCCGAACAAACTTCTTGTCGGGGGTGGGTCCTGTAACAGTAATCCACGGGTTCTTACCAGCTGCCCATGCGTCAATCATGTTAAGCAGCTTAGTAGCTGCTGAGCGCTGCTTACGTACCAAGCCAAGGGTATTACTAGCGACAGTGGAACGCTCACCCTTCGAAGTCTTCTTTGTTCTAATTCTCTTCTTTGCCATTACAATTTATCCTTCACTATGTTAGCGTGTTCCGGTTTCTACTATTTGTAGACCGTGTTCCCGGTCTAGATACATATATTCTATTTTTATTGGTTCAAATACAACAAGTAAATCAAAGATAATATCCGGATTAAGAGCNCCACACGTGTAAATATCTAGCATAAAAAGGCCTGGATCCACCTCGTCCCACGTATGAATCACTGCGTTTGAGGTGTTTAGAATAACATCACACGTCATTCCCCTGTTACCAACCATATCTGAGTAGATAGCTCTTGGAGCAGCTAGCTCTTTCATACCAATGGCCGCAACCATCTCCGACATCCACCGCTCAATTAGATCTCTATCCTTAGGTGGTTTGCTGACTTCAGCTCTAACAATTAGATGCTTGTGTTGTAGAATCTTCCCCACTGCATATAAACCTTCTTACTTGTTGTTGATACTGATCATCTCAAGAACACTGTTTAGCTCATCAGTGTCTAGCTTGTTAATGATGTTGCGTTTATAAACTTTCGATCTGATATTGCTGTTGAGCCAGTGTTCTTTTTCCATGGCCCCTATTGCATAGAGGAGCTTCTCTTCCACATAGTTAAGATGACCCTTCATTGAAAGATACATTAGAATATCCCGTCGGAAGCAGTCATACCCCTTTTGTTCAACTAGTACTTTCACGTCGGGTGAAGAAGACCAATAGTCCTTCCAGTCACTCTCAACTCTTGAACGAATAATTTTTTTGTTTTTTTGGCGGCGGTGCGCTTTGTCTATGAGCTTCCTACCGATGTATTGTTGACCTGTTGGTATGTAGGTAATCATGTAAATAAAGCCAACAGTCTTGGCGGGCATTTGTTCAACACTATCAATAATATCGCCCTTATAAAACCACGTCATAATAAACTCCACACTTCCAATGTGGGTTATTTATCATTCATAATCTTCGTCGTCTTCTTCCGCAGCATCAACATCAGATCCACAAAAGGGACAAAAAACAACTCGCTGTGTATGGTCTGTGTCAGCTACTACCCTAAACTCGGCCCAGCAGCTTTGGCATTCTATCCAATTGTCTTTGATCATTATAGAGAAAATCCCTTGAATGTTGTGTCNTCGACGTCGTTCTTGACGCCGCCCACAATATAAGATGAAATTTCTACTTCCTGAGGGGCAGGCTGTACATCCGAACCGGCGATCCACTTCCCTGTCCATGGCAATGGATTAGCTCCGCCGGCATAAGGTGAGTCAAGCCCAATAGATGTGATTCGCTTGTGAGCAATCCACTCGACATAGTTGCATAGAATATGCTCATTAAGCCCAATCATCGATCCGTCTTTAAAAAGATACTGAGCCCAGGCTTTTTCCTGGGCGACGACGGACTGAAAAAGTTCCAAGCATTCTTCTTTTGTTTCTTCTGCCAGTTTTGCAAAATCTGGGTCTTCCTTTGGCAAAATTTTGAGGAGCTGCTGAGTCGAGGCCAGATGAATGTTTTCATCACGCGCGATGAATTTAATGATCTTCGCATTACCTTCCATCTTCTTAAGCTCTGCAAAATTCCAGGAACACGCAAACGATACATAAAATCTTACTCCTTCTAGAGCATTCACCGCATTGAGACAGAGCCAAAGAGCTTTCTTGTGCGCGTATTCGTATTGATCCGCCCGTGTACCCTCGAACCACGAGTTATTATATTCAAGCAAATTATCATAATACTTACTGATAGCGCTGGCACAGTCAGCGATCTCTTGAATNTCAAGCATCTCGTCAAAGACTTTGGATGGATCAGAATACACATTACGAATGATGTGTGTATAGGCTCTGCTGTGGATAGTTTCAAAGAACGTCCAGGTCTGAATCCAGGTTTCCAATTCAGGTAGCGAACAGATAGGAAGGAATGCCATAGAAGGGGCACGACCCTGAACAGAGTCAAGGAGAATCTGGCGCTTGAGGTTGGATGTAAAGATGTGCTTTTCGTGAGCTGTAAGAGACTTGAAGTCCTTGGAGTCGCGGGACAAATCAACCTCTGTCTCACGCCAGAAGAATGAGAGCTGCTTTTCTGTCAGCTTCTCGAATGCTGGATATCTGACTCGATCGTAGCGAGCCACATTCACTGGCTGATCGAAAAAGCAAGTTGACTCTAGATGACTCTTGATATTATTTGTGGCAAAAACTGACAATTGCTTCTCTCCATTACCCACGACGGTGTTTATTTATTCGATTGTTATTCCCACACAACCATTTTCCAGCGCTCACTTCCTATACCAAAGAAGTTGCACTTGAAATCTGATTGCCGAAAAAAGTCTAAGGTGTACCATTGATCCTTGAGCTTGAGGAGCTCTCGTGCCGCACTATCCCAATCAATACGTATAAGATTTTCCTCTACTTCGTATTTCTTATCAAGTGCTTCTTGGTAATCAAAGCAGTCGTACTCCCAATGGAGTACCTCAAACGTATTAGCTTCCTTATCGTAGTAATCGATAGAAAAGTCAAGCCCCCATTTGGGTTTAATGTTAATTAACTTATAGAATACAGGATACATCCGAGCCCATTCTTGCAGCTGGGTGAGGGCTCGTCCCCTATATCCCTTCCGTTCAAAGAGAAGAGCGTGATTAAGAACTGCGCCTTCCTCTTTGTACGGTTGAGTCATCCAATCATTTTTGAGAGCTATACGATGTGTTCTGTGCGACTTTGGATCAGCCTCATTCTTGTACGCATATAGTTGTTCTACTCTTGACAAATCATAGCCGTTCTGATCGAATAGGTCTGAAACAACATATGGAATGGGGTGCTTGCTGTCTAAAGGCACCTCCCAGTAGGGGCTAGGGTCAAATTGACTATCTGTTAGTTGAAGAGTTTGCACTACGGTTTCCGCTTCTGAAGCATTCTATGTAAAGCTATAGTTTTCTTAGCCTGTATATCTTTCAAATATTGTTGCTTCTCTTGAGACGCTTGATATTGGTCTGCTGGATCCCCACTAGACATTTTAGCATTGAGGCGTGATAATTTACGTTGACGAGCTATATCCGGTGATACCCTAGCACGAAACGCTTCAAGGAAATTAGAAAAGGTTAGCACTGTTATGTTCCTTATCGGTCGGGTCTTGTGTAATGCACATAACAAATTGTGTATACTCCTGACGCGTCAGAAGGGCCACGGTGTGGAATCGTTCTGCATACATTATATATTCTTTTATAGATTCCGGAGTAGGAATCATATGATACCTACAGTAGTTGTCTATCTGCTCTTTCAGTTCTTGTATTTCCATGCATGCTTGTAAGCCTTTTTGAACTTACCCTCGATAGTATACTTGATGTTTGACGGAACCCCACGCACAGATCTCGCGGCTTGTGTGATGGATTCGTGCTCTGCTACAAATTCCCCATCCAACGTATACTGCAGAACTGGTCTGTAGGTGTGTTGCTTGTTTGCTATTGCAGCTTCACGTTGCCTACGCTTTGTCTCTTCTGAATGCGTCTTGCCTCTCATCCCACGGGGGTGCTCGTTGTTAGCGTGCCATTCTTTCTGTTTAGCGACACGCTTAGCTCTGTATTCTTCAGCTAGATCTCCGCTGTTGATATACTCAAACCCACCACCAGCACGATCTCGCACGTTGTAGAATTGCTTGTCATTTGCAACGTTGAATAGCTTGAGGTAGTGTTCCTCTCGCTCCAGGATAGCATTGCGATCTTCAACCCGTTCTAGGATGACACGCTCGAAAGCTTCAATCCCATACTTCTCCAGTGCGCGCTTGAAGATCGGACCGCTGCCGATATAACCATCATCTTCTGTGCCGATGTGAGAGCCAATGTACTTCTTGCTGTTGATCTTATTGATCCACATATAAACGAAACCAGTCATAAGTAAGTCCGGATGTTAGTAATACCCAGACTTACTTATACTTTTACAGATTTTGAGAATCAGACTTTACAGCTGTCACAGTCATCGGTGGCTCCAGGCGCTAGATCATTGATATTAATCTCTCCGGCCGAATCAAAGGTG